CCACCCCGACGAGGAACTTCACAAAGTCCCAGTTCTCCCGTAAGGTGTTGAGCAGCGCCGGAGCCAGTGCCGAGATCGTTTGTTCCGCATCACCTTCGAAGCCCGACAGGTTGCCATACAGCCAGATTGCATGAAGCACCTCGTGTAGCAGCGTGATCGCTTGGTGGTCTGGCTCCATGCCTGGCTTCAGTGTGATCGTTTGTTTCGCGTAGTTGATCCATCCCCAGCAATCCGCTGCCTCCGTGAGATCGGCGCTCTCCTCCACCCGATACCATGCTGGACCGATCTTGATCGAACTCGGCACACTCACTCCCAAGTCTGAATCCCCCTTCGATGAAAATGGCGGCGTACCAAATACCCCGCCTGCTCCCACGTCAATCGTGTCTTCCACGCCTGTTCGTACTGCCGACGAATCACGTCGGTTAGATACACCACGTTACGCCGCGTCAGTATCGCTTCTCTCGCCACCTGCTCACCATCCGTAAGCAGGCACATCCACCCTCCCGATCACCGCAGTCCAGCTCGCAGGGTCCGTAGACGCTTAGGTCGTACATCCGATTCACGTAGTAGAAGCATTCTTCGACTGGCTCGAAGGCCATGTGCAGAAGGAACCGCAGTCGAACCCCGAGCCGATCCAGAACCTCCTTCGTGATCTCGTTGATCCCGCGAAGGTCTCCCGGTACTTCCTTGTACCGCACATTGAGGTCGTTCAGTACTCGCCGGATCGCTTGATCGATGTTCCTGGCCTCTTCTTCTGTCTGGAGCCGTCCCGCTTTCTCATACGGCTTGACCCTAGTCACCCAGAAGGACTCATTCTCCCAACTCCTCCAGGCGTCGAGGACTACACCCTCGTCGATCTTGATCCTGGCGCCTTGGTTGTAGTACAGGGACAGCAGTATGGGGGAGTCCGTGATGATCACGTCTACCTTACCCCGCAGATCCTCCTGCCGCTTCCGCTGCTCGTAGAAGATCTTGTCCTGGCTATCGAGGCTTCGACCTGCCCAAACCAGCTCCTTCGCGTACTCCCGAACCAGCTCGCAGTTGACCCCATGCAGCTTCAACAATGAAAAGACCCCGGCGGCGGTGGTTGACTTCCCAGCTCCGGGGCCAGCGAACAGGTTGACGACGAGTGTCACCACACCTCCTCCTACCTGAAACACCGCTTCGTCAAACAATAACCTCGAAATACATTGCCACTCCCAACACCGGTTTCTCGATGTCCAGTGGGCGGATCTCGCATCCGCCAACATAGAACCGTCTCCTACTCATCCGGGAATCGGCTCCTGGAACCCAGCAGCCTGTCTGTGCCCACCACCTCCGTACTGGCGCGCAACCTGGCTCACGTCGAAATCGGGTCGAGACCGCAACGACCAATGCCGCACTCCATCGCCCCTGTCGTAGTAACAGGCAGCGAATGGGGCATCCGGATACTTCTCCAACAGGTACTCCCCAACCTCCGACCAGAACGCTGAGGCATTGACCACCGGCACGGTGTAACCACCCAGTTCCAGGAACCGAACCTGCTGGCACATCATCTCTACCTGCACGTCGGTGAATCGCAGGATACTCTCACCCTCGCTGATCAACAGATCAATGTTGTCCTTTAGATAGTCCCAAACATGGAACAGCATTGGGTAGCTACTGAGCGCAGCAGATACGGCCCTACTGCCCCACAGTTCCCAGCGCCACAGATCCCGATCCTCAACGTAGGCCAGAAGTTTGGGTAGTGGTTCGTGTGGGTGCCAGAACTCCCAGGCCAGACGTGCCCCAGACTTATTCATGTCGAAGATGGCGAATGGGACACCCTCCAGATCCTCCCGTGCCGTGGCGTGGTGATCCAGTACCGTCAGCTCAGCGCACCGCTTCGCCAACTCCTCCAGTTGATCCCGTGGGTAAGAGATGTCAACCATCGCCACCACTGCACCATCAGGGATCTCCGGCATTGGCTGTCCATACTGTGCCGGGATGTACGTTGCCCTGTCCCCGAGGGCACGCCACGCTGCCCACGCTGCACCGAACCCGTCGTGGCAGTTACCGTGGTAGATGACGACGATCAGGTCGCCTGGACTCACCCCTCCACCTCCATCTCGAAGTAGCCGCCTTCTACATCCATGACCAACCAATCACGGATCTCTGGAACCTGAATGAGACTGTCCGTCGCAACCTGATCCAGGCGCTGGTTTGGGGTCACAGCTCCTCCCCCTTCTCCACGACGACATCCTCAAGCTTCTGAGGGAGGTTACAGTAGCCTTTTCTGTAGAACCATCCAGTGTCGTACTCGATCTCCTTCACCTTAGTGATACGGAACCCGTCGGGATAAAGGCATCTCAACGCCTCCAGCGTGTCTCCGGGAAGAAGCTTTCGAGCATCCTCCACTACCATCGAGGCATACCTGCGCACACTATTCTCGGTCTCCCTTGTCTGTGGCGTCTCCGCACCTCCTACGTAGTGGAAGGTGGCTACGGCGATCCGAGCGTCCTTCTTCAGGATCACCCTCTGCCCCCTAGCGATCGTGATCAATGTTTTTGGTCTGTTGTCATACCCAGGCCACAGCTGGACCGGCTGCATCAACACACCACAATCAATGACAGAGGGCAGTGGGTGAATGTATCCCATCACATTCTCGGGGAGAGTGATGCGTTCCGCGAAGTGGATGGGCATGGTACCTTCACCGAGCAACCATCCGTAGTCATGCATGTAATACTGCTCCGTTTGCGGCGGTACTGCCCAGGTTCGCACGATCTCACCATACCCGTGGATGACTCGCTCGATATAATCCACGGTGAGCAGCACACCACCAAGTCCGAATGAATTGGGGCCGGTGACTTCCACCAGCCCCATCTCCCGGATCTCCTGTTCGCTCAGCGCTGTCACCGATCCTCCTGTCCCTCCAGCTCAAACTCGACAGCGAAATACCTGATGATATCGCCGTGATCGAGTTCGACCTCTACCAGGTCGTACGTGACGCTCCGCTAGGGCTAAAACCCTGCGGCTTCTTGGGCAACCCCCGCCGCCGCAGAGGTCACTCAGTGACTGCACACTGCTTCTCTGTCCTCGAAGGTCACGCCATCACCTCGCTGATCAGATGCTCACCCTGATAGCTGCCGTGGTAACCCTCATCGACCCGTTGTGTCAGTCGATGGAACGTCAGCTGGGCGATGCGTGCGTACGGTTGGAGCGCGAAGCCGTGTGGGTTGTGGACCACGAGGAGGCTCTTTCCCCGACCACGATAGCCCGCATCCCAGACCGCTGTCTCCAACGTCACACCACAACGGAGCAAGGTGCTACGTGGGTGGAGATACGCCATCATGTTGTTGGGGATGTCTACCACCTCGGCGAAGATCACCAGGTATGCACCCGGCGGTAGGATCCAGGTACCTTCCACCCCCTCCGGCTTGACCTCTTGTGAGGTCGCCAAAATCTTCCCCTGGCGCCATACACCGCCTGCTCCGGTGAACCGATCGACGTAGGCGACGGTCAGGTCGACCCCGTTGGGTTGGATCTGCTCCTGATCCACCCTCGGGGTCTTGGTAACCAGACCCAGCTCGACAATCTCCTTGCCTGTCAAAACGCTCATCAAACCCCCTTACACCCAAGACGCCCGACGGTCTGAGCTACCAACGCTTCACTATCCCTGTACTTCCCATTCTTCGATATCGAAGCCCACAACCTCCTCATCGCTCAACTGAACCCGTGCGACTTCCCATCGGCGAGGTGCGTTGCTATCGGGAACAGGTAGTGGCGGATCGAAGGTAGTGACGGGGTAGTACTCGGCGTAGTCATCCACAACAGCCGTGATCGCCCCCGTCACAGCGCGGTCGAACGAAGCGTACACGCCCTCAATCCACTCGCTGAGCTCTCTGTCTATGAGGTGGAATCTCTTCACAATGTACGCCTCGGTCATGGGACAGACCCCATTTCGGCGATGGAGACCTTCACCACCCCTCCTAATCAATCAGTTTCACCGACTCCAGATTCGACGGTAGGTTGAGGTACCTCTGACCTGCCAACCAGTCCGGGTCGTATTCCCTCACCTCCACCTTCGTGATACGCAATCCGTCTGGATACCGCGTCATCAACTCTCTCAGCGCGTCTTCAAGGTAGATGGAGTCGTACTGGGCAACCAATTCTCCGTTGACGTACCATCCATCCCAGTCCAGGTCACCACGAACAATCACGACCTCAATGTCAGGTACTGTGCTCACGCCGCCACCGCTAGACTGCTTGTTGTCGTGCACTTAGCCTCCTTCGTTCGAACAACACACAGCCGAAGTCATGGGTGGTGATGAAGAACGCACCACCCTCGACCCAGATCGAACTGTCGTTCGCCTCCATCGTTGCAAAAGGGGTGCGGCGGATTGGCTCCTCCGGTAGGATCCGGTAACAGACGCCAACCTCATGACCGTAGGTGGACCAGTTATCGAACCACCACTTACAGTCCTTACAGTTACCCATACACCTCCTTACCCGTCAAAACTTGACCTCGCACACATCGCCGTCACAGAACCGAGAATCCTGCCCATCACCCGAGAAGGTGCTCCAGTCCACCTCCTGAATCTTTGCCATCCGCTCCTCGTACTCCTGTTTCGTGATCCGCTCGTACGGCATCTGCTCGTACACGTTGTCGTCGTCAGGCAGCATCGACATCGACTTGATCTGCGGGGCGAACATGGACAATACCTTCTCGATGTCCTTCGCCTCCGACTTGGAGAAGGTGAGCGTGTTCGACACGGCGTTGTCCGCCCATTCACGTTGGAGGAACGCCACCATCGCCGCCTGTTCCCAAATCGACACGTCGGACACCGAGCGAGTCTTCCCCTTCCCCGCTGCCTGGGGGAATTCGAAGACGAGCGTGTTGTCGGAGTACAGGTCCGGCTCGTGCGGGATCCCGGCGGCGATCAACCGCTCGGCAACGGGACTCCCCTCACTCACCCGCATCCGGCGGATGTAGTAGCGATGGACAGGCCAGTGCATCCCAGGGCTGACTCCGGCAAGCTGGGAGATGGTGCCCGAGGGCTTCACCGTCGTCACCCGAATCGACGGCGCGACCCTGGCCTCTTCCGCCAGCGCCCAGTTAATCGGGACCACAATGTCCTCATAACCGGTGCGGAGGATCCGGGTCAGGTGGGCGATGCTCGTCGCATCGACCCAGTCCGCGATGCCGGAGATGGATACACCGATCCGTCGATTCCGCTCCACCACCGCGTTTGTCTCACGGGAATGGCTGGGCAGGAGCGCCACCGTCGAGGCGTAGATGGTCGCCAGCTCCATCGCCTCGTAGATCTCCTGCTCGTTCCGGCAGCGGGTGGGGAAGACCTCCGCCAGGTTGCAGAGTTCGTGGCTCTCCAACGGCACCTCGGCACACGGGTTGAACCCCACGGCACGATCCGGTGACTTCTCCTTGAACCGCCCATATTTCTGGACGTTCATGAGGTTGATCACCCCCGGCTCGCCGTTGTCCCGAATCCGCTCAGCAATGGTCGGGAGCAGTAGGAAGTCATCCGGCTCCCGGAGGACCACGCTGTTGTTACTCATCCACCCGATTTCGGCGCGCTCGGGATACAACCCGTAGTTCTTGAGGTTGAGAAATTCCAGGTCGTGGATGGACCCGGTGGCAAGCTCCGCACTGCGGCGCACGTTGCCTGCGACCACACACGCGCCGATGGCGTTCATCACGTCAACAATGAGGCGGGTGGCGCTGATCCGTCCCTCCGCGTAGGCGTCGAGATAGGAGCGGAGTCGTTCGTGGAGCTGTCGGAGCGGTTCCGGACCCGAGGCCACACCACCGAACCCACGGATCAACGACCCAGCGGGACGAATCTGGCTGTAGTCGAAGTCAACTGCCGGCACCTCGCCGTCGCAGAAGTAGGACCGAATCAGCATCTCAACGGAATTGACCCACCCTTCACGTGAGTCATGAATCGAGACAACCAGCCGATCCGGACCAGGCTTGACTGCTTTACTGAGCCGTTGGTTGTTGGTACTGAACCCGACACCGACACCCAGCATCAGGCTGTCCATGAGCCATGCGGCAGCGTCAGCCAGGCTATCGGTGACGTCAATGAACCCGCAGTTGTTCAGTGCGTGTGAGCCGCGCTCGAACACATACTCCGTCCCCATGGCCCACAGCCCACGACCAGGGGGCAGGAAGCGCATCTCAAACATGGCGTCAGCCATTCTGATGGCGATGTCAGTCCAGCGCTTCTCATCCCACCGGCGCCCGATCTTCTTGTAATGATCTTTCCGGATCGACATCACACCCTCGACGACACGGATCACCGTGTCCGCCCAGGTCTCCTGTCCTCCATCCTCCTTGCGCCGGGAATAGGTGCGGTAGTAAACAGCTTCTGAAAACGCGCCGAACCCCCAATGAATCGGGCGGCTCCGAAGAGCCGCCCGCACATCATCAGGTAGATAAAATCGTTCCTCAACGAGCATCGAGACTTAGCCCTCCACCTTCAGGTACTTCTTGGCGAGCGACAGCACACTGTCCATGCACCGGAGCCAGATCATGAAGAGTTCGTCGTCGGGGAGATCCTGGTTCATGGTGGTGTCGCGACCGAGACACTTATACCAACTCATCATGAAATCGCCACACTTGAAGTTGTAAGGCTGCTCCTCTTCGTCGTTCCACGAGTAGGCGTGGGCCTCGAACACCTCGTTCTCGAACGAGCCACCGGAGTTGTCGAACGGGTTGTCGAACGGCTCGTCGCTCACCAACTGCATAACGCCATCGAGCGTACACGACAGCCCGTGCATGAGGTTCTCAAACCATTCGGGCACGTGATACTCCTGTGCCGGTTGCCCGAACGCGATATGCCCCAGTTCCAGGGAATCGAACGTCACCGACTTCGCCATCAGAACCTCCTCTATACAAGCCCCACCTTCACCTGATCCGGTATCCGAACGTTCCCCACTGACCTTCCCCGCTAGAACACCTGATCCTCGTAGTCCCGCAACGCTGCCTTAGCTTCCTCTAGGGTTTCGTCTATAGCTGAACCAAATACAGTGAACGTCGCCAGTTCCTTGTCCCCGTTGTTCCGGTCAACAATCTTCATCGAAATCTTGCTCATCCGAACCGGAAAGCCGTAGGGATCAGTTTCGATCTCATCGACCCTGGCCCAGTACTTTTCACCTTCGATCCACACGCTCATCTTCAGCCTCCTCAACCAGCCTCACATGCACCCTCAACCCGAGAGCTGTCGCGATTGCGATCATGTGCGCCGTTCCCGGACTCATCCCGTCCCAAACGGCGAACAGCGCCCCGTTATGTTCCTTCACGTACTCCGCCATCTGGCGGTTCCGAAGCTTCCCAGCGATCTTGCCGTACCGATTCCACTGTGCCGGGAATCGCTTGACCGGGATGCCAAAATAGGAAGCCCACTCCTCACCAAGCGTGTCAATGCCGCGCGCACCGCCAGACACAACCTCGGAAACAGCAACAGGAGGGAACCCGGCAAGAAACAACCACCGCGACAGGACTTCTTCGTCCACACCCTCAATGTCCCGCGACCCGGCGATGATGAGCTTCATGACGCCACCTCAGTCGTATACTGGATAGGGCTCGATTGAGAACCACTTAGCGTCATACGCTTGTTCAGCCTCCTCACGACTGCGGTACCAACCTACAGGACACTCCCCACGATACCGGAGGTAGGCCGTTTCGCCGAAGTAGTCAGTAATCTCTTTAATACGAACCGGCAATGAGTCGAGCCACGTTTGAGCAGCCTCTTCCGACGAACATACGCGAAGAACAACCGGCCCTTCGTGGTCCTCGTACATAACGACATACACCGTCTGCTGACTTGTATCTCTCTCCATCCCACCTCCTTCTTCTCCCGTTGTGCGTGTATCGGGCCACAGGGGTGGTTGGATCCACTTCGTCTCGACCATTTCCTCCTATGCTCCAAACAACGCGCGGAACACTATGATGACAAGCATGATAAAGAACAGAGGGAGCGATAGGGTTGTTATTAACACGAGCATTGGTACGCAGACATGATCTAACCACCAATCTAAGAACTCGTGCATTCGCTCTCTCCTTCCGTCAGTCCAAATGCCGCAAACGACTCTGGGAACTTCGGTTGGGCCAGTTGGTACACCGCTCGGGCATACTCCCGAATTTCCCACTGGGCGTCCTCGTGCAGACGCTGTTGGAGGAAGTGGATCACCCCGTGCAGGCTCACCGTCCACCGAGCGCGGATGTACATGGCGTACGCGGGGAGGAAGAGCCGTGCCTGTTCCGCGCAAACACCTTGCTCAAGCGCCATGTTGTAGTAGCGAAGTCCCTGACCCACGATGTCGTCCAGACTGTCTGTCAAGGGATTCGTCGTTGACTCGTCGCTGATCGGATCGCCACTTCCCTGTTTCTTGTTCTCCGGCGCAGATCGCCATTGCTCAGGTCTCGGGGCGTAGAACCTCGGCTCCTCGGTGACGTAGCGGCGCGAACTCTCGTTCCAGGTCTCAATGGGGTCATCACTGTCTTCGAAACTCCAGACCGACCCCACCCGGTACTTGCCCCATTGCCGCATCACCATCATCGGTGCGTAGACCTCAAAGGACAGGACAGCGTGGCGGAAGGGGCTGGTGTGCGAGTGCTCCGCGAGGTAACGCAGGAGGCGCGTATCTCGCTCTCTCAGATGGACACTTTCCTTCTCGAAGGAGACCCGTGCCGCGTTGACCACCGTCAGGTCGTCTCCGAGCACGCCGACCAGTCTGACGTAGCCGTGGTCGAGTACGTCAACACGAGACATCCGATCGTTAGACACGATCAACCTCCTGAAGTTGGAGGCCATGTCCACGGTCAATGACCTCCTCCAACACCCCCATAATCACGTGCANGCGCTCAATAATCATCGTCTTTATANCTTCTCGCACNTCCCANGGTGCGTTACCACAATGTCCGTTCATGCTGTTATAAAATTTTCGAATTGCTGTGTAGAACATCCTCACTTCTTCTGGGGTAAGCGTCATGCATGGGAGACTGCTGTCACGGTCGAGATGAGCGAACGCCGCGTCCATCGAGGCAATCACTTCGTCGGTCATCCGTTCCTCCGCACAAACAGTTGAGGGNCGGTTATTGATCCGCCCCTCGTTTCCCCGTACGTCTATGTTGTTGCGCCAAAAGCCTACGCCGACATCCTCTCCGTCTGTTCGTTTCTTAATAAAGAAGTGAGTAGGGCATGGCGACGGCGGATATGCTCGCTTACCACGAGTGCATACCGCTCGACGAGTTCGGTGAGTACATGTTCTGGGATCCCCTCCCCGTACCGGTTAAGGATCTCCTGAGCGATCTGGAGCCGCAATCCCTTTTCCTCCTGCCCCTGGTACCGACTCCAAATCCCAACCCTACTGACCGCAAAACACCCTGTAATGCCCTGTGCCCCCCTTCAACGTGACTGACTTGCGTGTCAGTCAAGCAACACCTGCCACGTTCAACATACTAACACAGCCGGGTTTCAGTGTCTATAACAACTATGGACACCTCGACAAGAGAAAGGGCGTGAGCTGTATACCCACGCCCTCTATGACCCGATCGGTTGTTGCTTCGCTGGTGCTACGACGCCGCCCGCTGGGCTAGCAACGGAGAGTCCGTGACCTTCTCCCCATCCCAGTAACGCTGGAACGCGCGATAGACGAAGACGTGCTCAAAACCCTTCCGGAACTTGAGGTACCGCTGGATGTTGTCCGCCTTCTTTGCCACCTCCTCCGGATCCTGTCCCTCTAACACGTCGTGATACTCGGTGTGGATCACTCGCCTCCCATCCTCATCGCGGCCAATAGCCTTGATGATGAAACACTCACCCGTATACTTCGCCTTCTCAAGCAATTCCCAACTCCTCCGCCAAGAACCGATTCGCTTCTTCAATCAGTCGCAGCCGATTCAACGAGAACACCCAAAACAGTCGTGGTACCTGATCTCGGTCCTCTCGGATCAACCCGACTGGCAACTGTGTCTTCCGCTCGAACAATCCGATTAACCGTTCTTCGAGTGCCCGAGCTTCGATTGGACACCGGTTTCGCGTGTCATCACTGACCGCAAGATAAAGATCAAGGAACGTTTCTGCCACCTCATCCAGCTTCATGGCGTAGGTCAGCAGTACCTGCGTGGTTTCCGAGACATTCGCTGCCTTACGCCTCCACCCACGATTAGGCTGCCTTCGGTAGCACGCTGACATACTCCCTCACTCGCGAGAAGTCCACCTCCTCGATTTCATTGCATAGGTCGGGATCCAACCCGCTCCGATACCGACAGGTACAGGGAGGAAGCTCCCCCAACTCCCGTGCGCGCACGAGCGGTGTCGCGAGCGTCACGGCGGTCAGATATGTCTCGTCGTCGTCCCAGATCGGAACCTCCACGAACTCGCGTGGGGCGTTTGGTACGGTCCGCACATACCAGATCCGAATCTCATCCACGGGATAGCCGTGGTACTCCAGGAGCATCCGGTAGATATTGGCCTGGACCACGTGGGCCTCCTCCGGGAGCTCCCGCTTCTTTCTCTTTCCGGTCTCAGCGTCGGTGTACCAAAACTCACGGGACGTGGTCTTGAAGTCAATCAGGCGGCGGTGCTCCGGGTCGTAACTGTCGAGCGTGCCGACGACCGGGAAGGTGTAGACGCGGCTCTCCCCGTTGACCGTGAGCGGCACTTCCAACGGCATGGACAGCTCGACCTCGCTCAGGATCCCAACCGCATCGCTGTACTGCTCGAACCGGGAGTGGATGGCACTCCCCATAAACATCGACCAGGCACGCTTCGGGTCAGCGTAGTAGTCCACCGCCGCCCGAAGAATTCGCTGTCGAGGACACCCCGTGGCGGCGCTCGGTGACAGCCACCACCCATCAACTCGTTCCTGCTGCCGTCTGAGTGCTTCCAAGACGGGCGCAGGCCAGCGATCAAAATGACCCTGGGATCGTGCGATCTCCAGGGCTTCATCAAATGTGTACCGTTTTCCGTTAACCGACCAGCCTACGAGCGGGATTGATCTCCCCCCTTCCCCTCCGTCGCCTTCTTCAACGCCTCACGAGCCATCGCGACAAGCTCTTCTCGCTCCCGCTTACTCAACAGGTGGGCCAACTCGAAATAGCCAGACCCATCCACATAATTGTCGTACGCATGTGACCCCGTAACGAGGCGGGATACCTTGAGTAACACCATCATCAGCGCCACGTCGTGCGGAGTCAGCATATCGTTCGGGTCAAGACGACCGTCGAGGTAGGTATTCCAGAACGCCGCAATATTCCGGAAGCTCTCGTACGGATCACCCCACTCAACTCGCTTCTGTCCGTAAACGAGGCGTGCTGCCTGCTGACACACGGAGTCCACGGGGATATCCAGCTTCGGCGCTTCTGAGCCACTTGCGTGCGACGCAGCATCGCTGTTCGCCTCTGCGCGAACACTCTCAACAACCGCATCCATAAACGCTTGGCGATCCTCCTCAGTCATTATTGGGTACGGGCTAAACGCATCCACCAAAGGAAAATCATATGGACGAAGCTTATCCCAAGATTCCTTTGAGAAAAGAACCGCGTCGGATGGAAGGTAGTAAGGTGACTGCCTCGCCAATGTCCTTTCCCTGTTCCCATGTTGCCCGAACCGCGTTCGGAAACCAGTTCAACAACTCGCGGGCTGCCTCCTCTCCAGCATCATCCTGGTCCGTTGCGATCACCAATCGTTTCCCTCGTGGCACCACCCCCTTCACTGCCGATACCAGCGACCCGGCTCCCCCGGTCGTCGTAATGGGATCGAACCCGTACTGCGCCAACAGGAAGGCATCAAGCGGTCCCTCACACACCACGGTCGTGCTTCCCTCGGGGTTGGGTCGGTGAATCAGCACCTTCATCTTGCGTGGGTTGATGTAGCGTGGCTCATCGGGATCACAGTACCGAGGATCGAGGCGGAGTTGGTAGCCAACGACCTTCCTCCCCTCCATGATCGGGAGACTGAACCGATCCCCGGTGTGGCCGAGGAGGTACGTGCGGATCGTGTCCTCCCACAACCCACGCTCGTAGAACCACTGTATCCGCTCGCGTCGCGGCCCTTCCACGAGGGTCCGATGCCAGACACGACAGAGGATGCCCCACGCACGGCGCTCCTCTTCTGTCGCATCCTTCTCTGTCGTCGTCGATGTGACCCGAGGCAGCGTCGCCAGGTTCGACTTCAGTCGTTTGGCAAATGCCCACGGTGACTCGCGTCGGTGACAGACGAAGCACCAGGTTCCGTCGGCGTAGACGGCATAGCTCGGATTCGTATCCTCATGGAAGGGGCAGTGGATGAAGATCGGTCGGTCTCCCTCCGGCTCACCCACAAGCCACCGGATGTCAGGGATCGCTTCCGAACCAGTGTCGGCACGCAACGGCCCCACCTATTCATCAGCATCTCGAAGACGCGCCACGAGAGCAAACCCACCGCAATAACCGTTGTGTACGTTATTCGTCTCGACAGTAAACGTACCCTTGCTCGTTGTTACCACCAGAAACTGGATCTCATGGATATCGAAGTCATCCCACTCGAACGTCTTGGCATGACTAATCTCAATGTCAAGGAACTGTGCACCTTCATAGTACGAAAGATCATCATCAGTATGCAGATACCGCTGCTCGCAACAAGTACGTCCATCGTCGTAGATATCAAGGATCGTTCCGTCATCAAACTCAATCACAAGAGCGCCATCATGGTAAGCGCTATCGTCAATCTTGATTGACGAGATGGTCTTACCTGACGAGGACTTGACGACTTCTGCGAATTTCGTGCGGTCTCCAGGAATTATGTGAACCGTGATATGATCTCCAAGCAATGACACCTCCCTTCTATGCTGCCTGCGCCACCTCCATCTCGACCACATCAGACTCGCTCCACGAGGCCGAGATCACGCAGTCCACCACCGCCGGAACGCGCTTCAACACCGTACGCGCCGCCTCTTCCATAGCTGCCTTCACGATCTCGGCTCCCCTCAGTGCATGCTCCCGTGGGATCTCCACCACGATCTCGTCATAGACCTGGAGCACGATCCGTCCTCCGTACGGTTCGAGCGCCCGTTGAATCACGATCATGGCGAGCTTGGTGATGTCAGCGTTACTCCCTTGAATCGGGAAGTTGCTCGCCTGCCGTTGGAGCCTGCCTAAGTACTCACCCTCCGCCGGAACAAAGAACCGCTTGCGACCAAGCGCCGTCGTGGTAAAGCCGTTCCGGATCCCCTCCTGTTGCCACCGCTGGATCCGACGCCATGCCGAGCGATAGGTGCGTCGCCACGACTCCAGGAATGCCTTGCACTGTTCCAGACTCATGTAGATCCCCTCCTCAGCCAGGCTCTCCTGGAGCTTTCCCGCCTCGCCACCGTACAGGGTGAGGAAGTTGGCGGTCTTGGCGACCTTTCGTTCGTCGTCGCTGACCTCCTCGCGCCCGAGCACGTCCTGTGCGGTAGCAAGGTGGATGTCTCGACCGGAGCGGAACGTCTCGATCATCGCCGTGTCACCCGACATCTCCGCGATCAGACGGAGTTCCATCTGTGAGTAGTCGGCCACGATCATGACGTTCCCTGGGCCAGCGCGGAACGCCCGGCGCAGCTGTTTCTCCGGAGCATCCCCCTTCTTGTCCGCCGGGATCTGGAGCAGGTTCGGACGCCGTGCGGTCGGGCGCCCCGTCGCCGTACCATACTGCGCGAAATCAGCGTGGATCCGACCCTCGGGACAGATGCGTGCGATCAGCGGCTCACCGAACGCCTGAACCAACTTGGCTCGTTTCCGATACTCCAAGAGGTCCGACAGCACCTTCTCCGCTTCCGCGTTTTTCCCCCGCACCTGACGGAGAAGCTGCTGAAGCGTCGTGGCCTTCGCGTTCGGAACCTCAACTCCCAGAAGGGAGGAGAGCGCGTACTGTACCTGCTGTGCGGAGTTGAGGTCGATCGGCTTATCAACCAGTTCGGCGGGCTTGGGCGGGCGCGGATTCCGTTGTCGCCACTCCTTCAACTTCGCCCGCACGAACCGCTTCCGACCCTTCGGTTGGCCGTCCTTCTTGTCGATCGTTCGGTCGTGCCACTTGTTCTCGATCCACTCTGCCGGAAGCTCTGCCTCATCACACCGGGACATGATGTCATCCCAGTCGTTCATGAGGCATTCGGTCTCCATCGCCAGGGCTTCAAGCCAGGCGTCGAGCCGGTCTTGCTCCGCATCCCGTTTGGCAATCCGGAGCTGTTGGACGTGATAGGTCAGCGACTCTTCGAGCCGTTCCCCGATCACGTGCATCTCGCGCTCGGCTTCTTCGATGATGGGTCGGAGGATGTTCGGATCGAGCACGACACCGTGCCGCTCCATCGAGCAGAACACGGGTGTCACAAGCTGCTCGATCTCCCAGACCTGCTCCAGTTCGTGGCGGCGAACCTCTGCCTGCTGTCGCTGCGCGATCGGCACGAGCACCTGCGCATCCCGCCTGGCGTACGCAACCTGTTCCTCGGACAACTCCCCCTCGTGCCCGACGAAGGAGGTCTGAAGTTCCTTGTCCAACGTTAGGCCGAGGTACTTCTGTGCCAGCTCCGCGAGCGGGATACGTGCGGTCTCATCACTCCCCCGGAACGATCCGTCATCCCGAGGCAGGCCAGCGGTCAACATCTGCTCGCACACCATCGTGTCCCACACCCGCTCTGGAAACCCACACCCGAAATGGGCATCGAGGAACACGAGGTCGAAGGATGCATTGTGAACCACGACGGTCCGGTCGAACACCTGCTCCCGCAGCCACGCGCCGAGTTCGTCCTTGAAATACCCCCACCGGCTCCAACGGGTGAAGACCTCAGGAGCACGGATGATGAAATCTTCCTGTCCATCCGACAGGACGATCAGGAGGATGTCGTCGTGGTGCCAGTCGAGTCCGGTTGTCTCGATGTCGAGTCCGATCCATTCGGCGTGTGGCAGGGGGCGTTCGAACATATCACCTCCTTCCACTCTATAATCACCTGCTCCGCACGGGTAAGTCTGTCGTAGAGACAGCAACGTCCATTCATCACTCCCATTCCTAGGCTGCATCACGATAAACCCGCATCAACAGCTCCTGCATTGGATGAAAGTGATCTGGATCAACCGCAAGCCGTTCCCCACCCGGCTTGTTAATGTGGTTGACCGTAATGGCGTGTCTCAAAAAGTCGTCTCGGGAAATCCACCCGACAACTTCGACATCCTCCGGCCCCGTCTCCGCAGGCCAGCAGAGGATGCCGATGTCGGCGGTGAACTCATCGGGATCCGTACTGGTCAGAAGAAACTGCCAGCCCCGCTTGCTGCGGTACTTGACCTGCACGCTCTCCCCGGTGGGGAGCCAGAGGTCGGGCGCGTTCTTGTCACCGCTTTCGCGAGGCCGGGGGTGGTAGGGGAGACAGAAGAGTTTGTGAACGGCGTACTCCCCTTTGATCCCGTCGTAATGGATAGATAAGTCGTCTCGATAGGTAACGATCTTCTTGGAGGTATGTGGCTTCTTACGACTCTGGCGCTCCCTCGCCCACTTCCAAATCTGCCAGGCTTCTCCCTCCGTTATTGGAACAATCACTCCTTACCCTTCACTACGATTCACTGAACTTCCTCCTGGTCCCCGCGCACAATGTCAATAAGACGTTGAAACACATGGAGGTTCTGCTGCACGAGCGAGAGGAGTGTGGGTGATTCCTCGACTTCCTGGGTCAGCCGGGCAAAGTCCTCAATCGGGATACAGATGAGGGTCGGACTCTTCCCACCCCCATGGATCGCCAGTGCCCACCGCTTCCCCTTCGGCCATTCTTTCTGATAGCGACGGATCTGGTCGATGAAGTCAGCAAGCTCCGTCGTGCTCTTGAGACGCCACCCACTCCGTGACTTACACTCAATCCGATACCCCCGCGCCTCGACATCACCATCCTGTCCGGGCCAGACGATCCCGCCGAGGACGTTCGCCACGCGATATTCCAGCGCGCGTCCTCGTCGGCGTGCCCGCGTACGACTCGACATTTACGTGCCTTCTACCTCTCCTCTCTGTATCACGATTCCCCATCCATGCGGATCCGCGTGCCGTCGTCTTCAAACCGCGTCAGCGCCGGAATATAGGTCATGTCCCACTCACCACAGGGACCGTCCCGCTGCTTGTCCACGTAAACTGTGGCAATTCGCTCCCCCGAGACACCGTCCTGGCGTGGTGGGTTATGCAGCATCAGCACATTGTCTGCATCCTGTTCGATATTCCCGCTGTCTCGCAGTTCGAACATCGTGGGCCGACGCTCGTTGTCGTCCTCCCACTGCCCACCCACCAGGACACGCTCAGGACGGCGGACCTGCGAGGCAACCAGGACCGGGATGTTGTACTTGTTCGCCATGTCCTTGATCCGGCGGGAGACATCGGTTGTGCGTTGGTAGTCGTTGTACCCACGCCCGCCGATCCGCTGGATGTAGTCGATCGCGACGAACGCGATCTTCCGCCCGCTCTGTCGGATCTCTTCCAGGTACCCGAGTAGATCACCGATGTCGATCGACGAGCCGCCTTCGATCGCCATCAACGGCGAGAACCGTTTGAGTGCGGCGACCTTGTGGCGCCACGCCTCCCGTTCCTCCGGGGTGAGCTTTCCCTGCTTGACGCGACGAGCACTAATCCGCGTCCCTTGTGAGGCGTAGCGCATCATAATCCGCTTGGCAGGCATCTCCGTGCTGAAGAAGACCACACAGCCCGGATCATCTCCCGTGTCACGATGAACCTGGAGCAGGTGATCGGCGACCGCGAACACACACTGCGATATCAACCCGGTCTTGCCCTGCGCCGGTCGCCCCCCGAGCACGGTAACTTCCGACGGCTGTAGTCCGAGGGTGAACGCATTCCACGACGGAAACCCGGTCGGCAGTCCGGTGAGTTCACGGGGGTTGGCTGCCCACTCCTCTTCCTCGCGAAGGATCTCGTCGATAAGATCCTCAAGACCCATGTCAAGCCGGATTCGACGCCTCCTTCCCAGCGACACGCTGGAGTGTGCGCTCCAACGTGTCGGTGACGATCGTGCGACGCTGAGCCGTCGCCTCCCGCGCGCTCGCGATGATGGCGTCGAGCGACGCTGCGCGACGCAGCACGCCGAAGATAAAACCGATCGGTCGCTCCACGATCTGCCCGCGCCGTTCACGCTGCTCGATGATGTCAATCAATGCGCGGGCCACGTCATCGCGCCCCTCACACATCCGGTACAGGTCACGGATGTGATCCTCACGGAGTGCCGTAGGACGAGCCAGGCGCTCATCAATCATCTGCTGGAGCCGCTGTCCCCACGCCTCAATCGCCTGCTCGCTCTGATCGTGCGTTGTCACCTGCGGTGCAGGCTGCGGCGGTGGCGGTGACGGTGTTTGTACGCGCTCCGGCACCTTCCCCTGTTCAAGCCAGGACATCACCCGCTCAACGGCGTTGATGTCCACCCCGAAGTTGGCTGCCACCACGTCTGCCGACGCGCCGGGATTCAGCATCACCGCGCAGGCGGCAACCAGATCATCCGACGTGATCGTCCCCTGACACGCCGCAGCAACCAGAAACGTCGGCACCTGAACTGTGTTGGGAACAAACATCTATGCCGCCTCCCGCTTTCGCTTCCTCGGACCCCGGCGCACCGGAATATTCCGCTCCTTCAAGATCTTGTAGAACCGGTTGATCCCAATCCCGTTCGCTTGTGCCGCTTCCCGTGGTGGGACACCTTGGAGGTACATCATGACAGCCCGATCATCCTTGGACTCGTGCTGTTCTGCCTCTGGTAGCGCCTCGGCCACGCGACTGTAGGCACGGACCAACATGTCCCACGTCACCGGTTGTGGTTCCTGCGGGTCGTCATCACCGAGCAACCGACCGGTCCCGTCAGGTCTCCCTTCCTCGCGCCACGTATCCCGCACGACGCGCTTGTAGGCGGCAAGCACTCGAAACGCGGCGCGCTGGATCCCTGGTACGTGACGGTACGCCGCTGCCAGAAACTCCTCCGCGCCCCGCGCCGTATACTCGAACCGCCACATCGGGTGCTCGTCGAGGAACCGTTCCGCATCCTCCTTGCGGGGCATCGTCTCGTACTCATGTGGTCGATACAGGTCGCGGAGAAGCTGTTCCCCTCGTGGGTAGTGCGCCAGGAGTAGCAGCACCCCACGCGTTGCCACGACCTCATTCCATGGCTCCCAATCCAGTGCGTCAGGATCCGCCGCTGCCAGTTGAAGTTGCCACTCCCAGAACAGAAAGTTCTCCCGCCGATCCCGCCGGATCGCCTCCTGCACCGTACGAGGCTGACGTTTCCGCTCCACTGGGAGCGACGGTGGGAGGTTGTCGAGCCGTTCACCCAGCACCGCCTCGGCGTATGCGCGTTGTCGCCACTGCACGGAGCGTTCGAGCGCAGGAGAATCCTGCGCGTCGGGATCCCTGCCCTTGTCGAACCGGTGGACTGGCTGATCGGGGAGCGCGCGAATCCGTTCCTGATAGCGCCGTTCGCGCTCCTGCTCCGCCGCAACCTCCGCTGCAATCTCAGCCTTTCGTTGCTGCCAATTCCGAATACGCCCTGGTGTCGTCACGTCGTTTTCCGTTTCCGCCTATCACTCACTCCTTACTGTTTCTGCGAACACGAGTAACAGAGAACCTTCTTGTACTTGCGCATCGACAGGCTCACGAGCTGTTCCGTCGTCCACCTGCTGTTGGCACCCGCCTTAATCTCCGTGCCGCAACTCTCGCAGTGCCACTTACCCTGCTCATCAGCAGGCGGGAGTGACGGGGTTGAGGCGCGGCGGCGCTGACCACCGCGCCCCTCAATCGGGGAATCGACGACCTTCTCCCGCCCGTCGTCGAAGATGAAGTCGTCGCAGAACTGCGTCCCGTACCCGAGGGCCGCCAGCGCGCGACCAATGGCCTTGGTCTCGGCCTTCTCGATGTAGTCCCCGAAATCCGACGCTTCCTCAGACCCGTATCCGGTGGCAACACCTCCCTTCCCATCCATCACGGTGGCCTTAAACACGACAAACGGGTCAGCCCGGTCGAAGTCGTGGAAGACCAGCTCGGTCTCGATCCTGCCGTCTGGGTTCTCCTGGCGGAACCAGACCAGCCGCCACTTGACCTCCAGGTACTGTTTCCCGCCGACCCGTGACAGGTACTTGTTCGGATCAAACGTCTCGGTCGTGGTACCCAACTGCTCCTGCTCGCTCATCATGTCTCCTCTCGTGCGCTCCCCCCTCTACCCTAAGTGGTGAGCGGGGGAAACCGTGAAAATAGCCGTGACAATTCCTCGACATTGCACCAACGATTCTACACTACTGTACACCTCCTTGTCCAACAATAATCACGGGTCTATCACACCCGTGAAAATTATGTTGGGTAACACTTATTATAGAGGGGGGTGTTCTCACACCCTAATGGGGGATCCTGACTACAGGTCGCTCACGTTCCCCCACGTGACGGGGTAGAGCAGTGGCAGCTCGGGGGCCTCATAAGCCCCAGGTCGTGGGTTCGAATCCCACCCCCGCCACCGCAGAACTGAAACGTGGCAGACCACGGAGTAGACTCTGCTTTACTGCCCGCACGACGCGGGCAGCACATTGTTTGGTTCTTGGGTCGGACATGCGCCGGAGCAATCCGTGGTCGTCCTGGTGACGGCAGGCTGGGAACAGCTGGGATCCTCGGACCGGGTGTCCGACCTGCATGCAGGTGTAGCTCAATTGGTAGAGCAGCTGTCTCGTAAACAGCTGGTTGCAGGTTCGAGTCCTGTCACCTGCTTGAGAGATTGCACCGTCAACCGCGAGGAGTGATTCCATGGCAAAGCCGAAGCTGGGATCTGGGAAGCGGTTCCAGCAGCTGAAGGAGCAGCTGGCTCGTCAAGGGGTTCGCGACCCTGACGCTCTGGCTGCCTACATCGGGAGGAAGAAGTACGGCAAGAAGCGATTCCAGGAGATGGCAGCGACAGGGCGCAGGCGCAAGCGCAAGTAAGCGTCTTCCGTACCGGGGCGCTGGCACCACATCAGCGCCGGTTCACATCCGCCTAGCTCAATCGGGAGAGCAGCGGTCTCCAAAACCGCCAGGTGGGGGTTCGAATCCCTCGGCGGATGCCAGCGCCGTGCCTGTCCGTGTGGCAGGGAATCCTCGGTCACGGTGCGACCTCCACTTCATCGTCCCCCTGTCCGCTTCGTCGGGCAGGTCAAGGTGTGCAGCGATGCACACCACAGCAGCAACTCGCCCACCAGGTGTGGGTGGAGTATCGGAGACGAACTGCGTAGCGGGTCGTCTCCAATCCATTCCACGGAGAACGGAAGTCACGATCCTCCGTGACGTGGGGGCAACCCCGCCCCCACCCCGTTTCCGTGTACGTACGCGACTTTGATTCAGCGCGGCGTTTTCGTGCTACGCTCCGCAATGACGATAGCGACAGGGGAAATGGGTATTTTCACGGGTTCATCACGCTCGTGAAAATACAGCGGAGTGATACTCTATATGGAGTCAGTAGTCAGGAGTCACAGGACTATACATGAACGTTACGTTTACACGTAACGTATGTGATTCCTAGCCTTGAATCACCGTTTCATAGTCAGGAGTCATACACGTATACGTAACGTATGTGATTCCTAGCCTTGAATCACCGTTTCATAGTCAGGAGTCATACACGAACGTATGAAATGATAACGGTTCTACATACGTTCGTGTATGATCCATAACACGGAATTCAGAGCGAAGAATTCAGAGCATACGTGGGATCCCTACAACGAACGCCCCACGATGGGGGCGCTGCTTGGCTACGAGGCCACCTCCTGTAACCACTTCGGGAGGAGAGTACTCGGCTTCTTCTCCTTCTGGTCCTCCTGTTGCTGGCGGATGGCACGCGCCAGATCAAGGTACAGGTGCAGGAGCATTTCAACGTAATCGTCTGACAACGGCATCAACTCGTTACGGAGCACTTCAATCAAGTCGTTGATTCTCCGGTTCTTGAGGGTGTCGAGTTCCGGCACGGCCCACACACCCGCAAGTGCGCCAAACTGCTCTAACGTCAGGTTGAACGCCTTGGCTAGCTTGGCGGCGTCCTCCAACGTGATCCGGTCAATCACCCCCTGTTCGAGACAGCGGTAGGTGTAGACCGGAATCCCGGCGATTTGCGCCATCTCTTCCTGTGTACGCTCACCACGTAGCGCTTTGATGTACTTACCCAGAAGGTCGGGACTGATCGCACCCATCTCGCGCTCCTCCCTCATTCGGTATGGCTACAACGCTCTGGTTCGAATCCATATTAGGAGAATTGTGTGTCTGCGTCAAGCGAGCTTAATGACACTCCTGTCAAAGATCCTGGTTTCATCAAGCGGCTTGAGTCAGCCGATGGTTGGGTCGCATTGTTCGCGACCCCGGAAAAACCATACTACTCCATCGTTCCGGTCGCCAAGTGGTCACACGTCAAACGCGACGGCGCGGATGTGGTCGAAGCGCTCGTACCGGCGCTGGGCGACACCGCGTTGGTGTCGATCACCGATATGCCGTTCGACTACGAGTTTATCACCTATGCCTATCTCCCTGCCCAGGCATCACAGCTCTTGATGCTTGGTGGACGAACGCCATTTGACATCATGATCCAGATCGCAGCGACACGCGGGGAGCGGATGGCACGAGAACGTCAGCGGCGCGAGATTAAGCAGCACCTCCGCCTCGTGGTGTCGAACGACGATGACGCAGGGGAGGAGGGTGATGAGCGCGAAGGATGAACGGCAACGACTCCGCGAAGAACAGGACCGCCAACGGGCGGAAATGGCGTTCTGGGATTTTTATAATCTCGGCCCCCAGCGGAGTCTGAATGCGCTGTTCCGCTACTACGTGGCGGAGGGTCGAGCCGGAAATACCCGCATCCCCACACGCAACAAGGCAACGTTGGAGCGGTGGCGTAAGCAGTACGAATGGGATAAGCGAGCCGCAGAAGAAGACGCGAAGAAGATCGAATCGGTCCGGCGCGATTTCGATGAATTGCGCCGCAATCGCCTGGAAGACTTGATCGACCTCTCGGTCCAAGCGATCGACACATTGCGCGAGATCCTGAGCAACCCGGATGTTCCGTGGCGCGACAAGCGCCAGGCAGCGGAGACGATTCTTGACCGGGTGGGTCTGACCGCGAAACGGGCCGAGGCGCAGGCCGACGAGCAGAAGAACAACCACCTCGCACCACCGGATCCCAATGCCTCCCAGGACGTGTGGGCCACGTACTACGAGATGATCAAACAGCAACAGTAGCATCGGCGATCAAAGCTAAGATGACATGACGATACCGCTTCCTCCCTGCCCGGCCACGATCCAGAGCCGGGCGCTTTTACATTACCTGGCGGACCAGGATCCACGAGTTCGCGAAGCGGTCCTGGAGAAGTGCCGCACGGACTACGAGTGGTTTATTGACTTCTGGGTTGACACGTTCGACTCGCGACGCGCGAGCGGGGCAGATCTCCCCTTCCTCCTGTATGACTTTCAGCGGGACGCACTCCGCACGATTCACGAGCACGTTGAGGCGCCCGCCGACCTCTTGATCGAGAAGTCGCGAGACATGGGCGTCTCGTGGCTCCTGGTGTCCTACATCGTCTGGCGGTGGCTCTTCACCCCGAATTTTACCGCCTTGTTCGGGTCGTACAAGGAGGAGTACGTCGATAACAAGACGATGGACTCCTTGTTCGGCAAGATCGACTATCTCATCCGGCGCTTGCCGGGATGGATGCTCCCGTTCGGCTTCAACCCGAAGCGCCATCGCAAGCATAACCAGCTCATCCATCCTGACCCCCAGAACCAGGCGGTGATCTTGGGTGACACGATGAACCCCGACTTCTCGCGGGGTGGTCGTCACCGGGTGGTGATCTTCGACGAGGCGGCGTCGTGGCAGTACCTCGAAGAGGGGTGGATGGCGGCAAGCCAGACGGCGCGCTGCCGCATCGCCGCGACGACGCCCAAGGGAAAGAATTACTTCTACGAACTCCGCAACAGCGGTCGCTACACGGTCCTGACACTTCACTGGCGACTCCACCCGCTGAAGGACGACGCCTGGTACGAGAACGAATGCAAGCGGATGTCGTCGGAGGAGGTCGCCCAGGAGCTGGACATCTCCTACGAGCGATCGCAGTCGGGTGTTGTCTATCCCGAATGGCACGAGGTTCCCAAGGGCCACTATCCGTACCAACAAGGGTGGCCGCTGTGGATTAGCGTGGACTTTGGTCTTCGGGATCCGACGGCGCTCATTTACTGGCAGCGGAACCCCGAGAACGGGCGCTACCGGATGATCGCCTGCTATCAGAACCAGGATCGCGATATCGGGTTCTACGTTCCGTTCCTCACGGGTGAGATCACGAACACCGACTACGGCTACACCCAATCCGATCTCAACTTCATTGCGGAGCGGGCCACCTGGGGTCCGGCGATCATCTTTGGTGACCCGGCGGGTAAGCAGCGGAGTCAGGTAGACGGATCCAGTCCGATCGACGTGCTCCTCCACGAGTACGGTATCAACGTCGTGACCAATGACTCCGCACGTGACTTCAACACCCGCAAGCGGTTCACCGATCTGGGTCTTCGCAACCTGGAAGTCAACATGCCTGCGTGTGCGCGGGTTTCTGATGCCATGGAGAACGCGCGCTGGCAGGCAAAGGATCGGTACACCCGCTCCACGAGCACGGCGGAAAAGCCGATCGACGACTGGACATCGCACTTCCGCACCGCCGTTGAATATTTCTTTGTCAACGTTCCTCCCGTTCACATGACCCATCGTCCACCGGTTCACATTCGCACGTCGCGCTGGCAGCAACTCCACAGACAGAGGTAATCCATGGTACTACCTTTCCCGCCGAGCGCCGGTCCTGGGTTGCCGGATCTTGGAGGGTTGCCCGGCATGCCGGGGTTGGAACCGCCACAGACTCCCTCCGAACCCGGACTGGCCCTCTTCAGCCTCCTCCCTCCGGAACTCCTGACATCCTCCTACGGCACACCGATGCGGGGATATCCTCGGCCTCAATCCCCGCCGCCCGATGAAGGCACGTTGCAGCTTCGGATTCAGCAGGTGAAGAACCTGTGGGCTGAGCGCGACCGGCGCATGGATGAGGACGAAGACCTCTACTACATGGTCGAGGCCGAACGCACCCCCGGCGCGGTGATTCGGAATATCCCGCGTGTGGTGGTGGATAAAGTCGCGGCGATGGTCGGGGGGCAGGTTCCGATCATCACCGTGATCGCGCCGAGCGCGCAGCTTGATGACTTGCGGGAGCGCTCTGAGGATCTGTGCCGTCACATGCGCGACGAATGGGATCGCCGCTGGCAAGACTCGGGGTTCACCTCACTGAACCACGCCATGGCGTTCTACCTGGCGCTCCGTGGGTGGGTGGCGGCCCGCACCACGTACGATCCCTATGTCGAAGCCGACGAGATCCCAGTGGAGCTGTGGCTGTTCGACCCCCGCAACGTCTACCCAATGCCGGGCCGTCGGGGCTGGCGGTTTGTCGTCCATGTCCAGCACAGCACGGTGAGCGAGGTGCTGGACGAGTGGCCGGAGGCGGAGCCTGAGCTGGGTGGCCGTGAGCTGGACGAGCAGGTTGAAGTTGCGGCGTATTACGACCGGGACTACCACGCGCTCTTCATCGACAACAAACTGATTCGCCCGGCAACTCCGCATGGCTACGGGTTCCTACCGTGGACGATTCGCATTTCCGGTGGCACGCCGTCACGCGGGACGAACCGCACCGGTGGGAGCACGGAGTGGACCAAGCACGTTGGTCCGAGCATCTTCCACGGCGCCCGCGAGGCGATCAAGCGGTTGGATTCCCTGTACACCCAACTCTCCACGATCGTTGAGACGGCGAGCAACCCGCCGGTTGTCATGCGGTGGGATCAGACCCGAGGCCAGGCGGAACCGATTAGTCTGGAGCCGGGTGCGACCAACTACATCTTCCCGTCAGAAAGCATTGAAATCCTCCGTGCCGCACCGCTCCCGACGGACCTTGCGCCGCTCCTGAACGGATTGAACAGCGATGTGGAGCGGGGCACGATCCCCGACGTGCTGTGGGGCACGATGGGGAGTGAATCCGGGTTCGCGATCGCCCTGCAATCAGGCGCGGCACGGGATGCGTTGTACGGCGTGGTGACCGCCTTGCAGTCGGCGTGGGAAGACATCTTCCGCAAGTCGCTGACGTTGATCCGCGATCTGCACTACCAGCCGGTGGGTATTGTCGTGCGGGACGCCAACGGGAACTGGGTGAGTGGCGAGACGGTCTCTCCCCAGGACATCGCCAAGGTGGGGACCAAGGTCAAGGTCCAGTTCAAGGATGTCAGCCCGCAAGACAAGTTCCGCATGGCGCAGCTCGGGATCGCGTTGGCGGACAAGCAGCTCATCTCCAAGGAGACCGCGCGGGAGGACTACCTCGGAATCGAGAACGCGCGGAAGGAGAACGCAAAGATCATCCAGGAGCTGCCGTACCAGGATCCGGAATTCATGCGTGGGTTCTTGGTGCCGTACATGCTCTTTAAGACCGATCCCGAGATGTTCGCCCTCTGGATGGCGATGCAGCGGTTCAAGCAGGCGTCGTCACCGCCGACGCCACCACCGGGCGCAGCTCCACCAGAGCCATCGGGCGTTCCGCCGTTCCCAGGCGTTCCGCCGACCGTCGCGCCCGCGCCGATGGGTCCGGAACTCTTTGACGCGATGGCGCAGGCAGCGGCATCCGCCGCTGGCGGCGCCGATCAGCGGCGGGAAGAAGGACTTCCTGGTATCGGCGGGATCTTCCCTGGCGGGTTGGGAGTGACGTGATATGAACCTCCGAGAGTTGGAACGCGTTCGTAGTCAGTACGAGCCAGGGTCGGTCGCCTACAACTTCCTCACCCGCATGATCAACCAGATGCGGAGCGATGAACGGGATCGCCGTCGATACCAGGGCGATCCGATGGAGTTCATCAACGAACGCTATCATCGCTACGTCAACGACCTCATTGAGAACTACCAGCGGCGGATAGCGCAGGCGCGAGAACGGTATACCCCGAGGATTGCGGAGTGGTACCAGGACCGCGAGAAGCGGCTTCTTGCGAAACAGCTCCAAGGGGTTCCGGGCGCGCAAGCGCTCGTTGATCGACTCCTTGGCCGGAAATTGGAATGGAGTGGCGCGGAGCGGAGCTTCTTGCTTCGGAACGGCATTGATCCGGATTCGATCTCACCGTCAACATGGAACAAACGTGAACTTCAGCGGTACATGCGCATGGATCAGGAAGCCCGACAACAGGGGAACACATCCGGCATCACGATCAATGCCGACGATCTCCTTCCCTTCACCGGGAACGTTCTGGATGAACTCCGGCGCATCGAAGAGGAGGAACAGGGCGACGGCTCCAGCACGACGAGTACTGATGACAACGACTACCTACAAGAGATCATGTACTGGAAGGGCCAACAACCGCCCCTGTTCCTGACGTACTTGGGTAACTAAGGAGACTGACACATGGCCGACCGTCTGCCGATTCCCTCCTTGTTCGGGGGTGAACCGCTCCCGCCGGACACGCCGATCACG